CGGCATCGCAACCAGCCAGATAAGCGGCTTGCAGGACTACATCAATAACGTTTGTATCAAATAACACAGCAGGACAAAGAAAACAGAAGGCTCGACTTAGGTCGGGCTTTTTTTATGCAGTAAATCTAGCGCATCGCAGCGCAAATCACTCAGAACCTTTCAGGATGACCCTTGAGGAACCGGCTGGCTGTCGGAGCCTTCTGAGGGCCGTATTCCTGTGCGAACAAGGTTCATCACTAAAAGGTATATCCGAATGAACATTATCCCTCTTAGCTATAAAGGCGAATCAGTACGCTTTAACACTGAAGGTTGGGTAAACGTCACTGACGTTGCTGAGAAATTTGGTAAGCGCATCGACAACTGGATGAGGCTAGCTGAAACGCTTGAATACATCCGGGCGCTGGATGAGGCAATGACTGGTGTGGAGTCTGAAATTCTACATCCCTCGAAATGCAGGTATGTAAAAACCAGTAAGGCGAGAAAGGATCGCGGAGGTGGTACATGGCTTCATCCAAAGCTATCGGTCGCTTTTGCGCGTTGGTGCGATGCTCGGTTCGCTGTCTGGTGTGATTTGCATATAGATAGCTTGTTGCGTGGTGAGCTAACGGAGCAGCAAAACTATGACCAGGCCTGCCGAATTCGCGATGACCGGAAATCAAAAGCAAGTGGTGGTGCACGAGAAATGGCACGTTGGCGCTGGGACAAACCTGCCCTAGAAGCAAACGTGGAATTCTGGCAGGAGCAACTGAAGTTAACGCTCGATATTGCCAGCTAAAAGAAAAACTGAGAGCCACTTTCACAACGGTTCTCAATCATTACAGACATAAACCACACAAGGCAAATAGAAGGCTTGCAGGACTACATCACTAACGTATGCCTGAAATAACCTAACAGGATAAATCATGAGCGAAGCAAAACCGCAAGATGGCAGCACAGTAAAAGGCTATCGGACGCTCGGGCCGAAAGAAATTGACGACATGAATCAATTAAAAGGGGTAAGTCGTGAATTTTGCTTACTTCTTGAAAAGCAGACCGAATGGATAAATTACGAACTGATAGTGACTGGAATTAGCGCTATTGATGCGCATGAAGCTGGTCGCTGTCTATCCATTGCTCGTACCAAAATGCAGGAGGCTTGTATGTGGGCCTGTCGCGCAGTAGCTCGTCCGGATGCTGACTGCTGATCATTACAGGTGGCATTCATTGAGTGCCATCGATAATGCGCAAACCAAAGTCACCTCGTTAACTCCGGCTCGCTGTGGGGGTTAATGCCGGTGGCTTTTCTATTTAGGGATAGATCATGGCAACTCTTAAGGATTTATCTAATCAGTTACAGTCGATAAAAAAGCAGATCCCCTTTGCTGCTGCTCAGGCTCTAACAAGCGTTGCACGGCAGATTGCAGAAGCTCAGAAGTTGGGTATGCAGCGCAATTTGGATAATCCGACCCCTTTCACCGTTAATTCTGTTGGCTCCTTCGGTGCCCGTAAAGATCGCTTGCAGGCCAAAGTATTTGTGCGTGATATCGCTGCTGGCTATCTGGAGCCATTCGAGTTCGGCGGGGTACATAAACTGAATGGCAAAGCGTTGCTGAACCCTAAGAACCTTAAGCTGAATAAATACGGCAACCTCACTCGCAACAAGATGAGCCAGCTCAAGGCTAAAGATAATGTCTTTGTAGGTGATGTGGATGGCGTTAATGGCGTATGGCAGCGGAAGAAAGTCAGCAAGGGTAAAAAGAATAAGAAGCGCCAGAAGCGATCGGCCAATGGCACCCACAGGCCGAGGGTGAAACAACGTGCGCCTAAGCTGCTGATCCGCTTTGGGGATGCGCTGACGGTCAAACCAACGCTGGGATATAGGGATCGCGCTAGCATCATGGCAGCGGCACTGATGCCGGGAGAGTTGACCAAGGCCATTCAGAATGCGCTGGCCACCGCCAAGCGATAGTGTTCCTCCTCAGAATTTTTTGGGTCCTTCCCACGACTTATTTACTGCACGGGCATTGCGCGCCGCGTTCTGCGTCTAGCTATGAACTTTTGAAATTTGGGTAACAGGTAACAACGAGGTAACAGATGAATCAGTCAGATTTTGCCAAACTTCACGATGTCAGCCGCAAAACGGTAACGACGTGGAAGGCGCGCGGCTGGCTGGTTTTGGCCGGTGATGACATCGATGTTGAGGCCTCAAACGCCAATATTGAACGCTTTCGCAAAACTGTTACCCGATCGGAGAAAAAAGTCGCAGGTAACACGCAAGGTAACAAACTGGGTAACAGACAGGGTAACAACACCAAAGGTAACAGATCGGGTAACAAGTCAGTGAAAGATGCGGCAGATTCACCGGCAAAAATTGTCGAGAAGATGATTGCCGAGAACGGCGTCGATATGACCATCGATGAAGCCCGCGAAATGAAAGAAAACTTTCTGGCACTGCTCACCCAGCTTGAGTACCAAATCAAATCCGGGCAGGTTCTTCCCTATAAAGATATGACCGAGGCGGTAGGACAAGAGTATTCGCGAATGCGAACCCGGTTGATTGCTATCGCTCCAGAACAGGGTCCCCGCTTGCGGGTTCTGGCCTCAACCACCGACGACGCGGAGTTTGTGACAGCACTGCAAGAAGTGGTTTATGAGGCAATGGAGGAATTAAGCCTTGATACCGATAACACCCGAGGGGACAGCTAATTTATCGGCCTGGGATAATTTCACCAAAGAGCTGTATCAACGAAGAAGCAATATCAAACCGCCCGAGCCGTTGTCATTGAGCGAGTGGGCCAATAAGTATGCGGTTTTGTCGAAGGAAACCAGTGCGCAAACTGGTCGCTTCCGTTCCTTTGCCTATCAGGATGGCATGATGGATGCGATTACCGATCCCCGTGTTACACAGGTTTCGGTGATGAAATCAGCCCGCGTCGGCTACACCAAAATTCTCGACCATGTGATTGGCTATTATCTGGCACATGACCCCTCGCCAATTCTGGTGGTTCAGCCTCGGGTCGAAGATGCCGAGGATTACAGTAAAACCGAAATTACCCCGATGCTGCGCGATACTCCGGCCTTAAAGGCGATCTCGGGCGATCTGAAAGCCAAAAGCAGCAATCAAACTATCCTGAAAAAACAATTTCTCAACGGTTCGAATCTGACCCTGGTAGGCGCTAATAGCCCTGGCGGTTTCCGGCGTATTACCTGTCGCATCATTTTGTTCGATGAGGTGGATGGCTACCCTGTTTCCGGTGCTGGGGTGGATGGCGACCAAATAGCGCTGGGTACCAAACGTTCTGAAACCTTCTGGAACCGCAAAATAGTGCTGGGTTCGACGCCCACGGTTAAAGGGATCAGCCGAATTGAAAAAGCCTACGATGAGAGCGACCAGCGGAAGTATTACGTTCCTTGTCCGCAGTGCGGCGAATATCAAACGCTGGAATGGGGTGGGCCAGATACGCCTTATGGCATCAAGTGGGATAAAGATGCGGACGGGGTGGGCTTGCCAGACACGGCTTACTATGTCTGCCGTCACAATGGTTGTGTCATTCATCACAACGAAAAGGCTGGGATGGTAAAACGCGGGAAGTGGCAGGCAACAAAAACATTTAAAGGTCATGCTGGTTTTCATATCTGGGCGGGATACAGCCTGTTCCCTAATGCCGCTTGGAAATATCTGGTGGCTGAATGGTTGCGGGTAAAAGATGACGCTTTAATGCGCCAGACCTTTATCAACCTGGTCTTGGGTGAACCTTATGAAGATCGCGGCGAGAAAGCCCTGAGCGAAAAGAAACTGATTGAACGCTGTGAACTCTTCGCCGCAGAAGTGCCGGATGGTGTGGCGGTATTAACCGCCGGTATTGATACGCAAGATGACCGCTTTGAAATTGAGGTGACGGGGTGGGGCAAAAATGAAGAAAGCTGGTCAGTTGCTTTTGATGTCATTGAGGGGGATTTGCAAACTGACGAGCCTTGGTTGCGGCTGGATGCCTATCTGAAACAAATCTGGCGGCGAGCTGATGGCAGAGGTTTTACCATTATGGCCGCTTGCATGGATTCCGGTGGTCACCATACCCAGAAGGTGTACGAGTTTGCCAAAGAGCGGCTTGGTCGGCGTATTTGGGCGATAAAAGGGGAATCCGCGCGTGGGGGGAAACGCTCTCCGGTCTGGCCAACTAAAAAGCCTTCGTCCCGTTCAAAATCCCAGTTCAGGCCGATTATTTTAGGCGTTAATGCGGCTAAAGATGCCATTCGCTCTCGTCTGCATATTGATCTCCCTGCACCGGGTAGCGAATCGGCGGGCTGCATGCACTTTCCAGCCGATCGGGATCTGCATTATTTCAGCCAATTACTGGCGGAGCGTTCGGTAGTCAAAATTTCAGGTGGGCAACGTTATCGGGTCTGGGAGCAACTACCGGGTCGGGCTAATGAGGCGCTGGATTGCCGGGTCTACAGCTACGCGGCTTTATGTGGTTTGCTGCATTTGGGTTTCAAACTCAATCAAACCGCAGACAAAATTCTGACTCACCCCGAGCGGTTGTTACCGCCGCCAGTTGAGGTCGAAGAAAAAAACAGTCTGCGCCTGCCCGGAGCCATTATCAAAGAATCAGATCCTCCTTCACCTAAACGCATTGCCAGACGGCTGGCATAAGGATTTCTATGTTCGATGCAAACACCAGCCTGTTGGCCGGTGCGATGACTCGCGCCCAATTACAGGAAGCATTAACCCGCGCGCAGCAGGCTTATATCGAGCTGTCTTCTGGCGCGAAAGGGGTGTCGTTTTCTTATGCACAGGGTGATGGTACTCGGTCAGTGACCTATCAACAGACCGATATCAGTGTCCTTGTGGGGCTTATTCAGCTTTTGCAGGCTCAGTTAGGCATTGTTAAGCGTTCACGCAGGGCGCTGAGGTTTCGTTACTGATGAAAAATGAAGTGAGGATATTGGGGCCGGATGGCCGCCCACTGGCACCCTCACGCTCCCGTGCATCCATGCTAAACGGATCGGGTGGTGTGCCTTACGACGCTGCTGATTCATTCAGCGATTCAATGGCTAACTGGCAACCGGCGCTGTGGTCGCCGGATAATGAAATCAATATTTACCGTGACCGGGTGGTTTCCCGCGTCCGCGACATGGTGCGTAACGATGGCTGGGCATCTGGCAGCGTTACCCGCATTCTGGATAACGCTGTTGGCGCGGATTTCCGGCCACTGGCTAAAGTGGACTATCGCACTCTGGCGTTGATGACCGGCAATAAAGCCTTTGATGCCAAATGGGCAGATGAATATGGTCGCGCGGTAGAGTCGGGGTGGCGTACTTGGGCAAACGATCCGGGGCGTTACAGCGATGTCGAGCGCAAGAAAACCGTGTCCCAATTGTTACGGCTGGCTTTTCGCCACAAACTGACGGATGGCGATGCGCTGTGCGTGATGCAATATCGGCCCGATCGTCTCGGTTACGGACGGGCGCAGTATGCCACCGCGATGCAGGTGGTTGACCCAGACCGGTTGTGTAATCCGCAGCAGAATTTTGATATGCCGACTATTCGCGGTGGCGTGGAAATCGATGCAGATGGCGTGCCGGTGGCCTACCACATCCGTAAGGCTCATATGGGTGACTGGTGGAGTGGTGCGGCAACCATGACCTGGGAGCGTATTCCCCGTGAAACGCCGTGGGGACGTCCGATTGTTATCCATGATTTTGACGCAGAGCGGGCTTCCCAACATCGGGGCATCAGTATTTTTACCCCGATAGTACAGCGCCTGAAAATGTTGATTAAGTACGATCAGGTGGAGCTGGAATCTTCCATTCTGAATTCCGTGTTTGCCGCCTATATCACCTCACCTTATGACCCTCAGTTAGTCGGCGATGCGCTGGATAATGATGATGTCAGCAAGTATCAGAATCTGCGTCGAGAGTTTCACGATGAGAAGCGAATTTCTCTGCAATCTGGTGCGCGTATTCCCATTCTGGCACCAGGGGAGTCGATGACCACGCTTAACGCGGCCAGACCGACCAGCAACTTTACGGCGTTTGAAAGTGCCGCTTTGCGCAACGTGGCGGCGGCGCTGGGCATTTCCACCCAACAGTTAACGCAGGACTGGTCTGATGTGAATTACAGTTCAGCCCGTTCAGCCATGCTGGAGGCGTGGAAAACCCTGACTCGTCGGCGGGATGATTTTGCCGCAGGAATGGCTCAGCCCATTTTGTCGTGCTTTATCGAAGAACTGCATGATTTAGGTGAGGTTCCTTTACCTGCGGGTGCGCCGGATTTCCTTGCTGCTAAAGCGGCATATTGCCGTGCTCAATGGATGGGGCCAGGTCGCGGCTGGGTCGATCCAGTTGCCGAGAAGAAAGGCGCCATTCTAGGCATGGAAGCCGGGCTATCCACCCTCGAAATGGAGGCGGCCGAAAACGTGGGCGAAGACTGGGAAGAATTGCTGGATCAGCGCCAGCGGGAACGTCAGGCCTATATCGAACGAGATTTACCTATCCCCACCTGGCTGCAAGCCGAAACCTTTGCGCCTGACCAACAACAAAAACCGGAGGCACCGTGAATTTACCGCACTTGGCTCAGCGGCTGTTCAATACCCCGCTGGCGCTACATCCGCGCAAAGCGGAAGTGGTGATGGCCGCGCTGACCGACAGATTCGGCCTGACCCGCATTCAGTCCAGTACTGACTGGGGTGACGACGATGATGAAGTTTTTACCCGCAAAGGCCGGGATACCGGCTATGACGTCGTTGAGGGGATTGCCATCATTCCTATTCAGGGCACCTTGGTGCAGAAACTGGGGAGTTTGCGCCCCTACAGTGGCATGACGGGCTATGACGGCATCCGCGCCTGTTTTCTCCGGGCGCTGTATGACAAAACCGTCAAGGGTATTTGCCTGGATATTGATTCGCCCGGCGGTGAGGTGGCCGGATGTTTTGATCTGGTTGATGAAATTTATGCTTCTCGTGGGCAAAAGCCGATCTGGGCCATCTTGTCAGAGAATGCCTATTCGGCGGCTTACGCGCTGGCGAGTGCCGCCGACCGGATTGTGGTACCGCGAACCGGTGGCGTGGGGTCGGTGGGGGTGATTGTGATGCATGTGGATTGGTCGCAGCGTATCAAAGCCGATGGCCTACAGGTGACCATCATTACCTACGGCGATCGCAAGGCTGAATCTAACCCTTACACCCCGTTAAGTGAAGAGGCACAGCAGTCCATCCAGTCTGATGTTGATGAAATGGGGCGCTTATTTGTCAGTACCGTAGCCCGCAATCGCGGGATAGCAGAAAAAATCATTCGGGATACTCAGGCGGCCTGCTTGTTGGCCGCTGACGGCGTGCAACTGGGGCTGGCTGATGAAGTAGCCGCACCGGATACCGCATTCCGGGCTTTATTAAACCAAGTTGGAGAAGAGTAATGGCGAAAATTAAAGGTTTTTCTCACCTGTTTGGCCGTGGTGCCAAGGCATCTGAAGAAAATGAAGAGGATAAGGAAAAGTCGAAGAAGGCTAAAGGCCGTCATGCTGAAGACGATGAGGATCAGGACGATAACGAAGACGAGGAAAAAAACGGCAAAAAAGCCAAGGGGCGTCGCGCTGAAAGCGATGATGACGATCAGGATGAAAAAGACCCTGATGCAGAAGACGACAGCGATGACGCCGATGCGGATGAGGGGGAAGACGATGACGGCGATGATGAAGACGAAGACCGCAATGTTAAAAAGGGTCGTCGGGCTGAACGTAAGCGCTGTGCACGGATTTTTGGCAGCAAACATGCAGCGGGTCGCGTGGATTTAGCCGCTTCACTGGCGTTGAACTCCGGCATGAGTTCTGCCGCAGTTATTCGCGTGCTGGCCTCAACTTCAGCGGCGACCCCCGCAGCATCAACCCCTCGCAAGCGTTCTCTGGATGAGCGGATGCAGGCGTTGGGTCATGTGCAAGTGGGTCAGGATGCGGCCGATGCCCCAAGCGGCTCGGCTCAGGCGCTGGTCAGTAAAATGACGGGTTTGTATAACCAAACGGTAGGTAAAAAATCATGAATGAGATAGGACAGAATAGTTTTACTCCCGGCGTCACTCAGGCGGTTTTTGTTCCGGATCAACTGGTCAGTGGGCCGCTGCAACTGGTCACCGATACCGTCAGCCTTTCTGCGGGTGTTCTGCGACGGGGTACGGTTTTGGGGCAAATCACGACGACTAAAGCCTATATCCAATCGGTTAAAACGGCGACGGATGGCAGTCAAGTACCTTGCGCTATTTTGGTTGATGACGCCGATGCCACGACTGGTGCAGTTCAGTCTGGGGTTTATCTGATGGGCGAGTTTAATCAACATCGGGTTATTTTTGATGACAGCTGGACGCTGGCCGATCTTGCTGTGGCTCTTCGTCCGTATTCTATTTTCCTCCGTAGCAGCCTGACCGCGTCTAATACCTAGCTCTGTTTGTCTGTATTGACTGATGCCATTTCTTTGGTAGGGCGTTGCACGTCTTCATTCCGTCCGGCAGCGCAGGTTGTCGGGCTATTTTATAGAGAGATTTCATGAATATTTTTGATACCAATGTGTTGGTGCAGACCGTCCCCAACCTGAAAACCTCACAAAATTTCTTACTCGACCGATTCTTTCCCAACGTGGTGACCTCTGATACCGAGTTTGTGTCCATCGATGTGGATGTAGGGCAGCGTCGTATGGCTCCGTTCGTTTCGCCGCTGGTGCAGGGCAAGCTGGTAGAAAGTCGCCGTCTGCAAACCAATACCTTTAAACCGCCTTACATCAAAGATAAGCGCGCACCTGATCTGCGTAAGCCAATCCGTCGCCAGATTGGTGAGCGGATTGGTGGCGAGTACACCGCCGTCGAGCGTGAAATGCTAAATCTGCAATTCGAAATGGCCGATCAGATCGATATGGTCAACCGCCGACTGGAGTGGATGGCCGCCAATGCGCTGGCGTCCGGTACCATCACCGTCACCGGTGAAGGTTTTGACACCACCGTGATTGATTTTGGTCGTTCTGCCGCGTTAACCGTCGCCCTCAGTGGTAGTGACAAATGGCCGATGGTGGTTGCGGCAGGGGCAACCAACGACAAGCCTTCGCAAGATATTGAGTTGTGGCAGACTCAGGTACTGAAAGACTCTGGTGCAGTCGTGACCGACCTGGTGTTTACCACCTCGTCATGGCGCGCGTTCCGACTGGATACCACCATCAAAGACAACGCCATCGTCTTCCCGGCATTAAGCCCGTTTGGCAATCAGATTGATGCCGGTGCGCGCGTGGGCAAAGGCGCGGTGTATAAAGGCCGTTGGGGTCAGTTTGATTTGTGGCTCTATAACGATTGGTACATTGACCCGGTTGATGGGGTTGAAAAACCGATGCTGGCTGATGGCTTGGTCATTATGTCCGGTGCCGATTTGATGGGAACGCGCAGCTTTGCCGCTATTCTCGATCCGGCCTTCAACTATGGTCCCATGGCCTATGCGCCGAAAAGCTGGCTTCAGGAAGATCCGGCTCAACGTTTCCTGCTGATGCAATCTTCCCCGCTGGTGATTCCAAGCCGGGTCAATGCCACTCTGTGCGCAAAGGTGGTGTGAGATGGCGAAGCAAAAAGAGATCCCGGATGAGTCAGGGGTAGAGATAGAGAAAACTATCCCTGCGGAACAGTTTGAAGGGACTGACACTCAGTTAGAAACACCTGATGGAGAAGATCAGGCATTCCCCGGTGACACGGACTCTCTCAGCACCACGGTTGTGGTGCTTAAGGGGCGTTCAGTGAAGCATAACGACAAGCTCTATCTCGAAAGCAATACCTTGGTTCTCGATGATCTTGACGATGTGGTCACTCTGATTGATGCAGGTTTTGTCATTACGTTGGATGCTTTGAGAAAGCAAGCCGCTGCCCGCGAAGCAGCCGGTGCGCCGATGATTCAGGTTAACAATGGCGTTATCGTCACTCAGGAAGGCTAGCGTATGGGCATCCACTGGGATCAGCATCTTCTTGCGCCATTGCATTCGGTATTTGGCGATCCGGTTGAATACCGGCCTGCGGGTGGCGCCGCTTACACCGTCAGCGGTATCTTTGACCGGGCGTATACGCAGGATATTGAACCGCTCGACGATGGCAGCACCATCAATACCACTAAGCCGGTTTTAGGCGTAAGAGACAGTGAATTTCGTTCGCTGCCTAAACAGGGTGACCGGGTATTTATTGCTGTGGCCGGTGGCGTGACCATCAATACGCTGTTCACCGTGTCGGACGTTCAGCCCGATAGTCACGGTGGCAGTAAACTGATTCTTAATCAGGTCAAAAAAACATGAATACAGCTCAGGTAAGAGAACGGGTGGTGGCGGCTCTACAGGGGAATACCGACGCAGATCACCGTGTTTATTCTCCGCGTGACTGGCCAACCACCGAAGAGATGTATCCGGTACTGCTGATCCAAACCTTGATTGAGGAAAAACAGTCACTGGGTCGTAACGCCCCGCAGTTCAATACCATCACTACCGTTCGTATCACTGGTCGCCTGCAAGAGTTTGACAGTGAACTCGCCGATGATGGCGCGGTAAAAGCGGAGCTGGCCTTAGAGCGGTTGCGCGATCAGGTCGAGCGGGCGGTGATTAATAGCTATGAACTGACGCGGAAAATTCAGCAATTCGCGCGAGTACGCTCCACGATTGATATTGATTCCTCGGGCGAAGGGCATATGGCTCAACTGCTGATGGAATTGGATATTGAATATTACCAAGGCCCGGAAGATTTCTATCCTATCGATGCCGAGCCGCTGGCGGGTATTGACGTCACTATTGCCATGCCCGATGGCGCACCAGAACCGCTGGTAGCTATCAACCTTTAGGAGTCAATTCCATGATTGTACAACCCGTAACCGGTCGCTCAGTACGCGATCCGGTGAAGGGCACCTTTTTGCCTGAAACTGGCGCAGAGGTTCCCGACAATTCTTTTTGGCGTCGCCGATTAAATGACGGTGACGTGGTGTGCGTTCCAGAGCCGAAAGTGAAACCCGCACCTGAAGCCACTCAAGTGGAGAAAAAACCATAATGACCCTTCCTTTTAGCCATATTCCGAACAACCTGCGGACGCCGCTTTTCTTCGCCGAGTTCGATAATTCGCAGGCAAACTCGGCAACCACCACGCAGCGCACCTTAATCATCGGGCAAATGCTGGCAGCGGCCACACTTCCACCCAATCTACCGGTACTGGTTTCTTCTGTGGCCACCGTGGCCGGGTTATGCGGTGCGGGTTCGATGTTGCAGGGGCAAATGGCCGCGTATCTGGCGAATGATATTGCCGGTGAGATTTATATCTTACCCTTGAGCGATGCAGAAGCGATGGTGGCGGCAACCGGTAAAATCACGGTGACCACTCCGGCATCGGCTACGGGCGCGATTTCACTGTATATCGCCGGTATTCGGGTGCAGATTGCGGTGGTGGCCACTGATGACGTTGCCACCATTGCCACGGCGTTGACCGCAGCAATTAATGCGGCCACGGCTTTACCCGTGATAGCGACGGCGGCGGCGGGGGTGATTACCTTAACCGCCAAAAATAAAGGTGCTCACGGCAACGCGATTGATGTGCGCCTGAACTATCTGGGCAGTGCCGGTGGGGAAAACACGCCGGACAGTCTGGCACTGACGATCACCCCGATGTCGGGCGGTGCCGGTGCGCCGGAACTGGATGATGCCCTGGCTAATTTGCAGGATCGCACCTTTGATTTCATCATCAATCCGTACACCGATACGGCGTCTCTGAATAAACTCAAAGACTTTTTATCGGACAGTACCGGTCGTTGGAGTTACGCCGAACAGTTGTATGGTCACAGCTTTGCCGCCCAATCGGGCACTTACGGCCAACTGACGGCGGCTGGGGAATTACGTAACGATCAGCATGCTTCCCTATTGGGGGTGAATGGCTCGCCAACACCAAGTTACATCTGGTCAGCGGCTTATGTCGGCGCGATTGCACAAAGTTTGCGTAACGATCCGGGGCGTCCGTTGCAAACGCTGAGTATCGCCGGTGTGCTGGCTCCGCCGCTGGCCAGCCGCTTTACTCTGACCGAGCGTAATAACCTGCTGCACAGCGGCATATCCACGGTCACGGTGGCCGATGACGGTACGGTGCAAGTGGAGAATATCATTACCACCTACCAGAAAAACGGATTTGGCGCAGAGGATGACAGCTATTTGCAGATTGAAACGCTGTTTTTGCTGATGTTTGTTACTCGCTATATGCGAACTCAAGTGACCTCGAAATTTGCCCGTATGAAGCTGGCTGCTGACGGTACCCGTTTCGCCCCCGGATCAGCCATTATCACGCCCAACGTGATCCGCGCAGAGTTGATTGCCCAGTATCAGTCGCTGGAATTTAGCGGTTATGTGCAGGATGCGAAAGGTTTTGCCAAAGGGCTGATTGTCGAAAAGAGCGCCAGCAACCCCAATCGGGTCGATGTGCTGTGGACGGGCGTTCTGATTAATCAGTTACGTATTTTTGCTGTTCTTAACCAATTCCGCCTGCAGGCGTCAGCATAAGGGATCGATTTTATGGGTGATACAAGAAACCGTCTGGCCGGTACCGCCTTTGTCACGGTAGACGGACTGACCATCATGGTGGCGGGGCAGTTTAAATACAGCCCGTCACGGGTCAAGCGTGAGACGTTAACCGGCATGGATGGGGTACACGGTTATAAAGAAACCTTCAGCGCCCCATTTATTTCCTGCCAGATCCGCGATAGTGGCGGAACCTCAATCAGTGATTTTAACGAACAGACCAACGTCAGCATCATCTGTGAACTGGCGAACGGTAAAACCATTATCGGCAGCGGCATGTGGTCGGTGAATACGCAGGAAGTGGACAGTACGGAAGCGACGGCGGATATTCGCTGGGAAGGCGGCTCGGTCACGGAGAATTAATATGTCTGAATTAGAACGCACGAAAACAATTACCCTCGTTAAACCGATCGGCCACGAAGCCATGAAAACCACCTATGAAGCGATTGAACTGAGCGAACCGACGCTGTTACAAGTGCAGCAATTCTACGATGAGCAAAGCAAAAACGGTTCGCTTAGCGGCATGGGGTTGCTTATTTCTCTAGTGTCGAATGTGCCACGGGAAGCCATCAAAAAAATGGCTTTCACCGACTACAAGGCCTGCGAGGTCTACATGATGAGTTTTTTATCCTACTCCCCAGCGAAGGGGGATGGCGGGACACACTAGCCGATGTGACCTATTACTACGGATGGGGACCAGCTGATGCGTGGTCCCTGACCTACAGCCAGTTGCTATGGTGGTGTGAGCAGGCTCAGCGGATCAACAAAATAAGGGCAGATAAACAAAATGGGTAACGCTTTTGACTTTGAGTTGACCGCGACTGACCAGGCATCGGCCTCCATTCAGCGTATCGATGAGGCAGTAAAAAACCTGCTACCTCAGTTGGATAAAACCCGTGATGGTTTACAGCTTGGCGGGAATGAGTCTGTCGAAGGGCTGGATAACCTGCAGGGTAAATTTCAGGGAATGGGGCGTTCTGCCCGTGAAGGTGTCCAGTACATCGGTGACCTGGTGCCACCGCTGAAAATGGTCGGGGAATTAGGCAGCAAAGCATTCAAACTGGGCGGCTTAGCCGCTGGCGGGTATGTCATCAACGGGCTAGCCAGAGGGTTGGGTGAGGCGGCGGGTAACGCCTATCGACTGGATACGGCGGCAAAAAATGCCGGTATGTCGGTTGATAATTTTAGCCGTGTCAGTGGCGCGATGCAGATATTAGGGATCGATAGTGATTCAGCCCGGCAATCTGTAGAGGGATTATATAAGACGTTTAATGACCCCTTGTGGACGCGTAATGACACGACACAGGCATTGCTGGCTCAGAACGGGATTGTCATCGAGCGTCTCAAAGATGGCACAGCGGATGTCTATAAGACACTGGAAAACGTGGCAAAGGTCTTCCCTAAACTTGCCCCGCAGACCCAGAAAACATTAGCCGATGCTTTGGGGTTTGATGCTAATTTTTTAGCATTAATGCGGGAAGGTGTCAGGTACAAAGAACTGCTGGCGAAATCGGATACATTAGGCTTAACGGTTGATCCACAAACCAATGTGCAACTGGTCGAGTTGAATGCTCAGTTAAATGAAGCCAGCGCGGCGATGGATGGGCTGATGGTTAAAGGAAAAACATGGGCGGCGCAAAAACTGTTAAGGCCAAACGAAGCCATGACACCGGTTATGGCTTCCGTTGACGAGTATAAAAAACGCGCGGGTGATACTGCGGACGCTTTTGCTCATGGTGATAAACAGAAAGATATTCTTCACCGGGCGCGGGTGGATGACAAATTTAAAGACTCGCTGTCATTTAAAGAGAAAACGTATTTAACGTTGGGTTATCCCGATAAGGATTTTACTCAAAAGTTAAATGAGCATTACGGTCGTGCATGGGAAGAGCAGGAAAAAAAACGGCTGGAGGCAGAAAAGAAAAAGGCGGCAGCACCGGTCAATACGCCCTATATGCTTCCCGGCGAAAATCAACAGCAGGCTAGACTGACGCAACTTGAATCGAAGTATAATTTGCCACCCACCATTCTGGATCGGGTCTATCAAGCTGAGTCGGGGCGGGGAAAAAATTTGCTGTCGCCAAAAGGGGCACAAGGACCGTTCCAGTTTATGCCTCCAACGGGCAGAGATTATGGATTAAATACCACAGAAGATCGTATGGACTTCAATAAATCAAGTGAAGCCGCAGCCAAGTATCTTTCTGATTTGCTTAAAATGTTCGATGGTGATGTCAATAAGGCTGTTGCGTCTTATAACTGGGGACAGAATAACGTCAAAAAGCATGGCTTAGAAAAAGCACCTGCCGAAACTCGTCATTATCTTCGGAATATTATGCCGGGGCTACCCCCTTATCAATTGCCCATCAATGATCCCAATACGACTGGCGCACCTGATAACCTTAATTCTCGCCCAGATCCGGGTACCGGAATTATAGCCAGGAACCCACCTTCTATTTTATCGCCATCATCAAAGGCCAGTAGCAGTAGCCTGGATATCGCTAATGCTATTGCGCAGGCGATGAAGAGCAATAAAACAGAGATAGAGCTGACCTTGATTGATAGCAAGACCGGTAGCCGCCAGGTGATATCGGGAAAGGGCGGAGCCAAAATATCGACATCAATGGACTATTGATGTAATGAAAAAATACAACCTGCTTCGGCAGGTTTTCTGCTTTCTGGGGGTAAGCATGTCCATAATTGGAAACGCATTATCGAGTTTATTGGGGACCAGTGGTGATAGCTGGGAGTGGCAGGAGCACCTGCATCCGGCCTCATTTCGTGGGGTTCCTTTTGCGGTGGTCACGGGCGAGGGCGTTTTTGGGCGTCGGCAGGCGATGCACGAATATCCCTATCGGGACACCGCCTGGTCGGAAGATCTGGGGCGGGCTACCCGCCGTATGACCATCCGGGGGTTTCTGGTGCAAAGCAGCCAGCTTTATAACGCGCCGGATGTGATGACCCAGCGTGACTCCCTGATTGCCGCCTGTGAAGAAGCGGGACCCGCCACGCTGGTGCATCCTACTTTGGGCGAAATGACCGTCAGCATAACGGAAAGCGGTCTCAGGATTAACGAAGGGGCTGAATGTGGGCGGGTTTTCGAATTCACGTTAACCATCATTGAAACGGGGTTGCGCGTTTTTGCCATCACCAGTTCGGCTGATGCGGTTTCCTCTGTCAGCACATCATGGTTCGGGCTGGCCAGCAAAACCGCTACTGGATTTATTGCCACGGTAAAAGGGGAAATTCGTGCGGTTAATCAAACGATAAAAACCCTGAAAAACACGGCCCAATTTTGGGTGAAGATGGTCAATAGCACGGTCAATGAAGCGACCAATCTGGGGAACACGCTGCGTTCAACCTTTGGCAGTACCCGTTATGGCCGCTTTAATTTCGGTAGCGTTGGGGGTAGTGCCAATGGTGCAACTGGTAATCGTGTTCAGCAACCGGATGCTGCCGATTTCTCCGGGCTGGTCTCCCAGCGTCTGGCGCTGACGGTAACGGGCCGAGCCACTATCACACAAGCCAGCGCTGCATTCATCAACGCGGCCTCGGTTGAGGACTATGCCATTGCCGCTGAGCGATTGGTCAGCGCCATTATGACGGATGCCGTGAGTGCCTTGGATTTGATCCGGATAATGGAAACTCTGTCATCAGAGAATAATGACGATGTTTTTTATGCCAACAGCAGTGATACCCGTATAGCCCAGGCAGCCAATCACATGATGGTCGTACTCTGTGCCGGGTCAATGGTTTATGCCGCGTCGCAGTTTCAGCCTGAAAGTTATGATGAGGCCAGTGCGCTACTGGCTCGCGTGTGTGATGTGGTTGATCATGCCGCGCTGGCCGCTGCCGATAGGGGTCATGATGATGAATACCGCTCACTGAACGATATGCGCCAGTCCATCGTGACCTTGCTACAACAGGCCGGGGCCAACTTATCCCGTCTGGAAATACAGCGTTTTAATCGCTCCCTGCCTGCATTGAATATTGCCAACCGACTGTATCAGGATGCGTCCCGTAGCGACGGTCTAGTCAGTATGGCTAATCCCGTCCATCCGGCCTTTATGCCCACCCGATTTAAGGCGTTAAGCTCATGAATGACGAACTGACATTGAAAATCGGCGGCAAGTTAATTTCAGGCTGGGATCAGGTGCGGGTGACCCGCAGTATCGAGCGGCTGCCCAGTGATTTCGATTTGTCGTTGATGGATCTTTATCCCGGAAGTGATAACCAGCAATGGGTTAATCCGGGCGATCCCTGTGTGGTGATGCTGGGTCAGGATGTGGTGGTGACCGGCTATATTGACCGCTGGGCACCGATGATCAGCAAAACGCGCCATGAAGTCCGAGCCACCGGTCGCAGCAAATGCCAGGATTTGGTCGATTGCTCCGCTGAATGGCCCAATAACGTGATCAGTCAATCCACGGCATTGCAGATAGCCCAGAAACTGGCCGCGCCCTATGGGGTATCGGTAGCGACCGATGTCACCGATTTGGATATTGTGCCGCAATTTACCCTGAACTGGGGTGAATCGTCTCAGGAAGTCATCGACCGCATTACCCGCTGGGCGGCGTTGCTGTACTACGACCTGCCAGACGGCAGTTTATACCTGACCCGCGTCGGTACCCGTAAAGCCGCCAGCGGCGTGGCGCAGGGGACCAATATCGAAAAAGCCGCCTTTAACTCCGGTATAGATGAGCGCTTCTCTGACTATATTGGTGTTTCCATGTCAGTCAGCCAGTTACAGGAACAGGTTCAGGATGCGGGATATGGTTCGGTGACTCTGGCAAGGAGTCGCGATCCAGAGGCAGCCCGGATGCGTTATCGCAATCGCATTATTATTGTCGAAAGTACCATGAAGGCGGCTCAACTGGCACAGCGGTGCATTGATTGGGAAATGAACCGCCGTTACGGACGTTCAAAAGAACTGTTGGTCACCGTGGATAGCTGGCGGGACAAGGACGGCAAACTGTGGGAACCCAACACCCTGATCCCGATTGATGTACCAGTTTTTGGTTTAAAGGATGAACTGTGGTTATTGGCCGAAGTGACCTATCTAAAAGACGATTACGGTACCACGGCGCAGATGGTCTTGATGCCGCCAGCCGCGTTCACCGTTCAGCCTTACCAGTTCTATAGCAACCTGATGGAGATAGCTCACTGATGAATGATTCAGGGCAACTTTCCCGATTATACCGGCAAGTCAAAATGATGCTTGGGGTGGGGCGGGTGACGGCTTCCAGCGATGCCGGCAGCGCCCAAACGGTGCAATACCAGACCCCGCTGGAAGTCCGTGGCAACACGCCTCGCATGGCGGAGTTCGGTTTTTCTTCTGCACTTCCCGTTGGTTCTGATGTGGTCATTGGTTTTCTTGGCGGTGACCGTTCGAGCGCTGTGATCATTGCCTCTAACCATCAAGCCTATCGCCATACCGGCTTATCTGCGGGGGAAACGGTGATTTACTCCCAGTGGGGGCAGTTTATCAAGCTGACAGAGGCGGGGATTATTATTGAGGCTAACAACCAGCCGGTAACGGTCAATAACGCTACCGAAGTCACCATTAATGCGACCGACAGCGTGCTGATGAAAACGCCAATATTGAAAGTCACCGGCGATATTATTGATCACTGCGAAAGCAATTCGGCCACCCTGAAAACGCTGCGTGAGGCCTATAACAGCCATAAGCATCCGGTTAAAAATGTGCAAGGGGGCAGTGCCACCATCACCAGTGAGCCGCCCGGATCGGGGGTGAAATGACAGATATTACCACCCTCTGGAATGTTAACGAATCCATCGGCGACTGGTCGCAATCCGCGGGGCTTGGGCTGGCTGACGGCGATGACCTGAAAACCGCCATTCTTATCAGCCTGTTTACTGACCGGCAGGCCCGCGCTGATGATGTGCTGGACGATGCCGATCGGCGCGGTTGGTGGGGAGATACCGATACCGAGCAGGCCATCGGCTCCCGCCTGTGGTTGTTACGCCGCCAGAAACTGACCACCCAGGTTGCCATCAAGGCAGAGGATTACGCCCGTGAAGCGCTGGCGTGGCTGATTTCGGATCAGGTTGTCAGCAGCATCAACGTCGCCGCCCAAATCATCTATCCCAACCGCTTAAATCTGATCATCCGTTACCAGCAGCCGGGTAAAACCCAGACTACGGTTAAATTCTCATGGGTATGGGAGCAATAATTTATGCCATTCAATCGACCGACATTAACCGAATTACGCCAGCGCAATAAGTCCTATATCCAGTCTGAGTTAAAAACCACCGGCAGTTTACTGCGCTTCTCTAACTTGGGCGTGATCAGTGATGCTGATGCCGGTCTAGCTCATTTGCATTACGGTTACCTTGATTATATCGCCCTGCAGGCCACGCCATTTCATGCCACTGACGAATACCTGGCTGGCTGGGCCGCGCTGAAAGACGTTTTTCAAAAACCAGCCAATCCCGCAACTTGCCCTTCCGTCTTATTCACCGGAACGGCAGGCCGGACTATTGCTGCCGGTGCGGTGCTGAATCGGGCTGATGGTTATCAATACATCCTCGATAGTGATGTAACGATAGCCCCGGCAGGAACGGGTACCGGCAGTGTAACGGCTATTTTGTCCAGCCCATTGGATAATGTTACCGGTGGCGGGGTGGCAGGCAATGCGGATGCAGGGACGCTGCTGACACTCGACGTTGCCGTAGAGGGCATCCCTTCTGCGGCGATAGCGACGGTGAAAATAGCGGGTGGGGCAGACATTGAGAGTGAAGATGCTTTTCGTTCCCGCATGTTGCTGGCCTACCAGAATACCCCTCAGGGCGGTAATGATAACGACTACCGATTATGGGCGCTGGCGGTGCCAGGCGTCACCCGATGCTGGGTGGCGCGGCGCTTAATGGGCGCGGGGAGCGTGGGCATTTATTTTATGTGCGACGGGAATGATAACGGGGGTTTCCCGCAAGGCTCCGATGGCATATCGCAACGGGAGCAATGGGGAGCCATAAAAGCGACCGGCGACCAGCTGCGCGTGGCTGATGCTATCTATCCCCTGCAACCGATTATTGCACTGGTTTACGCCTGCGCACCGACAAAAAAGCCGATTGATTTTGTTATTGCGGGGATAGCGGGGGCGGGCAGTGCCACGGTTGAGGCTATCAACGCGGCCATCGATGAGGTCTTTTTCGAGGAAGGGGAGCCTGGCGGGAAAATTTACTGGTCATCCTTGCTGCTGGCCATTGGCGATGTGCCGGGTACCAGTGGGTTTGTCCTTACGTCTCCCTCGACCAATACCCAACTGGCGATCGGCGAACTGCCGGTGAGGGGGAGGGTAACCTACACATGAGCCGATTCTCCATTAATGAATATACGCAGGCTTTGCAGGCTCTCATGCCCACGGGGCTGGCGTGGCCACGGCGACCGGATGGAGCACAAACGGCGGTGCTCAGAGCGTTGGCTGCCGCCTATCAGCGCAGTGATGAAGAGGCGCAGGATCTGTTAATCGCAGCATTCCCTGCCACTGCTACAGCGTTACTGCCAGAATGGGAATCCACGCTGGGTCTGCCCGATTTATGTGCTATTGGTGAGATTGACAGCCTTATCCAACGCCAGCGCGCCGTGGTGTCTAAATTGTTCGGTTCAGGTGGCCAATCGGCGGCTTATTTTATCCGGGTAGCTCAGGCGCTGGGTTATACCATTGAAATCACCCAGTACCGGCAGGCCTGTGCGGGCATGTCAGTGTGCGGCGATGCTATTAACGGCGAGGACTGGCCGTTTACCTGGCTGATTACCGCCCCGGAAACCACGGTTAATACAGCCCAATGCGGCCTGACTTACAGCGGCGATCCGCTGCGAACCTGGGGTAATAAACAACTCGAGTGTCGCCTTGCAGCGCTAAATCCCTCACATGCCATTCTCCGGTTCGGCTACATTAGTTAACTCATGACTTTCTTTAATTTTAAAGCGCCTTGATTGGCGAGGAATTTTCTATGCAAAAAATTGGCGATATTCCCAATACTCGAGCGGACAGTAACGGCGAGTTTACTGATGGTAACGTTGCTGGCGGTACACCGCCCACCATCTTGCCGGCGGAGTGGTTTAACACGATTCAGCGGGAATTGATCAACGTATTGGTCGCTGGTGGGGTGACACCCGACACGACAAAATTTAATCAACTCACCACAGCCATTTCAAAATTAATCACTGATGGTGGTTTTTTAAAAACAACCAATAACCTGTCTGAAATTAAAAATGCGGGACAAGCCGCCGTCGCACAAACTCTCGCAAACCTTGGTATTCAGGAAGCATCATTGACAAATGCTGGATTAGTAAGGCTGAGTGACAATGTAGGTAGTACAGATACAACACTTGCGGCCACTATAAATTCAGTTACATACACTTTTGGTCAAGCCCAGAGTAAAATGTCTAAAGCGTCAAATGGTGCGGATATTCCTGACAAGGCAGCTTTCAGACTCGCACTTCAGCTAGGTGCAGCGGCCTTGCTGGGGGTCGGGACTCGAGACGATATTCCAGCAGGCAGTACGAGTCTTCTTGCAACAATGGACTGCCTCGCGTCACTTATTCCCAAGAGATCATACAGCGCGAATGATTACATCCGTATCCCTGATGTTCCTCGCGGGTTGATGATTCAGTGGGGCTACTTCTCATCAGGTCAGGGAGTCAACTTCCCTACGCCATTTTCTGTCGACTGTCTCACGGTGCTGCAGATCCCTCAATCGGCAGACACCGGGGCGCACGGTTTAATCTATCATCAGACATTATCGTTTAATGCACAGGGTTTTTTACGCAATGCGGCAGCCTCATCAGTGCCATGCCGTTGGATTGCCATAGGATATTAATATGAATGCTTATTTTAGCCCCACTCAGGTTCTGTTCTACGCTGCAAACATGGTTGATGACGGCAGTTATGGGAATTCACTTCCTGAGGATCTGTTCGAGCCAACAGAGGAAGAAACAGAAAAATATTGGCGAGTGTCGCCACCGGATGGAAAAAGGCTCGGGGCAGCTAAAGGGCGTCCAGTGTGGATCGACCTGCCACCCCTAACATCGGAGCAGCAGAAGGAAAACGCAGAGACTCAGCGTACGCAGTTGCGAAGCGAAGCGGATGGAGAAATTGCGTGGCGGCAGGATGCTGTTGATACTGGCATTGCGACGAAAGAAGAAGCGGCCTCGTTGGCTGAATGGAAAAAATATCGGATTTTGCTGATGCGCGTTGATACCTCAACTGCGCCAGATATTGAGTGGCCACTAAAGCCTGAGTGATTTTTTATAGGCCACGAACCATGCGGCCTAT